GGATCATGGTTTGCTCCAGAAATGAAAAGGCCCCTTTCGGGGCCTTCGTGGTTACTTGTTGCTGCTGTCGCCGTTGTCTGGCGGGTCAGGAGGCGCGGCCGTCTTCGGCCCGGTGATGTCGATTCCCAGCTCCTTGGCCTGCTTCTCGTCGTGCAGAATTTCACGGTTGATCTGATCGGGATTGTTCCCGCCCTTGCGAATAACGCGAGACCGGCTGGTCAACTTCCACTGCATCGCCAGCACCTGCGCCTTGATCTCTTTTTCAGGATCGATCCACGGCATAGCAGGACCGGTGTGCGTGCAGTCCCAAATCGTGTTGCTATCCACATTCGGTGGCAGCGCAAGCTTGCCGGAAGCAAGGGCCGCATCGACAAACCCTTCCCACGTCGGCTGACAGAAGCCGTACACGAACGGGCCAGCGATCATCTGATACATCTGCGTCTGCTCGACCAGCTCTTGCCGCTGCGCGCTGTAGGTGCCGTTGTAGTTCTTCGACGTCGACGAGAACGATGTGCCGAAGCCAGCGGCAGCAGCTCGCAGGTGCGAATCACGGAACGGGATCAGATCGTTGTTCGGTCGGGTTGTGTCGATCGTGCCGATCTCTTCGCCTGGCTCCAAATCATCGAAGATCAGCCCGGCCTCGAATTGCATTAGGCGGCGTCCAGTCTTCGACTGTTCGTTCGGGTCGGGCGCTTCGTATGAGTCTGGCTGTCCCTTCTTGATGTAGGCGGCCATTGATGCGGCGACCTTCGCCGCCATCAGCTCGCACTCGTCGATCTGCTTGATGTCTTCCAGTCGGTTCGCGACGGCGGCAAACAGCGATATGCCGCGCAACTGATGCAGGCGCTTGCGGTACGCCACATGCATCATGGTCGTTGCAGGAACACGCTTCGTTTCGCTGGCCTGCGTAAATGAACGCAGGAATCCGCCCGACTCTCCGGGGTGCCGCTTGTAGCAGTGGTACGCCACTGGCCGGCCCCAGTCATTGACCTCAATACCCTGCAAGATAGTCGGCGCCGTCCCTTCGAGGCTATACGGAACGAAATCCGCTTCCAGCGCTTCGATCGAGTAGGGAACGATGGTCCCGTGATCGATGCCAGAGACGGGCCCAGTCACTCGATTGGCGAATACCTCTCCGTCGCGATAGGCCGATCGCGCGGCTATCCACTGCAGGCGGAAATAGTCGTACTGCCACGTCACTTCTGGCTTGAATCGCCAGTCCTCAAACAGCGCGAGCAGCGTTCGGTTCGCCTCCGTTGCCGGCTGACCATCCTTCAGCAGGATCTGCGGTTCAGGCCAGATTCCCGATCCGACCGTGTTGCCCACCAGCACATCCAGCATTCCCGACGCGATGTCATAGTTTTCGTCGAGGTAGCGGGCCGTCGACCGGATATTCTCGGCAGCACGCTGGTTGTTCGTGTTGGCGCTTGCGCGGTCCGTTCGGCGCTTGCGCGCATTGCTCGGCTCGCCCGCCTCGTAATACGCGCGCAGAGCGCGGCGCGCAGCAATGCGGCGCATGGCCAGGCGTGGCGCGATCGGCGCCAGCACATGCCTATCGAACCAGTTCATGAGCGGCGGAAGTCCGCGACCGAACCCATGCCGCGGCGTGCGCCGGCGGCAGACCTCTGGGCATCAGCTTTCAAGCGAGTGAACATCGCGATCCGTTTTTCCAGGTCTTCGGCCGAGCTGTAGCTGATCGAATGCCCGTCCACCGTGATGCTGCTGGCGGCGCCGCCGGGATCTTCGATCAGCCGACACTTCAGGGCGGCGATCATCCGGTCGCACTCTTCCACGGTGAAAATGCTCATCGTCGGAACAATCCTCTTCGTTGAAAGCTTCCAGTCCGCTGCGGCTCGGGCCGCCGCATTGCCACCGGCGCAGGGGCTGCCGCTGGAGGAGTCGCCGGCGCTGCCGGAGTCGGTGTCTGCGGTGGTGAAGTCGACCCTGGAGCGCGCGCGCGCCTTGCCAAGAGTTGCGGCCCACCGCGCCCGAGCATGGCGGCGTAGCCGTAAATCCAGCAGTCCTGCGCTTCTTGGGCGATACCCTTGGAGCGCGGCTCCCAGACCACCGTGGGCCGCCCCTTCACGTATTTCGTGATCGCCCGCTCGCTGGTCATCTGCTGGCAGAACGCGTCGTCGGCATCCGCTGGCAAGTGGATGTAGCCGGGTCCTGGCTCTTCCACCTTCGCGATGCGCCCATACAGTGTCGACTTGATGGTGTCCACGCCCAAGATGAACACCATCGCCCGAGACTTCGGCGTCTTCGAGGCCTTTTTCGGCCACGCAAGGCGGCCGGTTCCGGCCATGCCTTTGATCGCCCAGACCCGGCGGCGCTTCCGCGAAACCACAAAGTTGTAGACCGCTTGCGTCGAAAGGCCGCCAGAGTCGATGCACGCTGCCTCCGCGGTCAGCGTTCTGCCGTCTTCCGTGACGTACTTGCGCTGCAAATACTCGTCGACTTCCCGCCAGAGCTCGGCGCCCTCGGGATCCCCGCGCAACACCTTCTGCTCGATGATCCAGTTCTCTTCGCCTGCGCCCCAGCCCTGCAGCTGCATTTCGATGCGGTCGGTCTGCACGTCGGCCCCGATGACAAGCATCAGCACCCCGGCGGGCACCTGCTCGGGACCATACGGCTCGCGGCGCTGCAGCAGCGATCCGGGCTCAACCGTCGCGCCGTCCTCTTCCCACGTCTCTCCGAGCGCGGTATTGATCCACGTCTTCAGCGTCTCAGGGAGCCGTTTCGCCCGAATGAACGATGCGGCCATTTCCGGCCAGCTGGTCCACGGCGAATACAGCTCGCTGATGTGAAACCCAGCGATGCCGTTCGATTCCTTGGTCGGCCGCCATTCGCCGCGGCGAAGCATTTCCGGCTTGTCGGCGTCGGTCAGCAGTGACCCGCAGTGCTGGCAGACGTACGCCGCGGTCTCTGGCTTGCCGTCGGCCCACCTAACCTGCGACCAAACCAGTCGCTGATACTCCCCGCAATGCGTGCAGGGGACGTGAAAGTAGCGCTGGTCTGATTGCTCGAAGGCAGCCTCGATTCGCGAAGCTCCCTTCACCGTCGGCGTCGATCCGAGCATCACCTTACGGTTCCGGAATGTGGTCGTTCTCTTGCGCGCCAAATCGATCGGATCACCCTCGGTTCCCGCTGAAATCGGGTAGCGATCCACCTCATCGCACAGCAGGATCCGGATCGGCCGCGAGGCCAGGCTCGCCGGAGAGTTCGCTCCGACAATCGTCAGATGCCCGCCAGCAAATCGCTTGTGCAGTAGCGTGTTCCCGGAGTCGCGAGACTTGGGATCTGCAATGCGCTCTGTGATGCACGGCGTATCGCGCACCATCGGCGCGAACCGGTCCTTGCTCCAGGCCTCTGCCATGTCCAGCGTCGGCTGCATCAACATCGTCGGCGCGGCGGCGCGGTGGATGTGATACCCGATGGTGTTGTTCAGGATCTCTGTCCACCCCACCTGGGCGGACTTCATCACCACTACTTCGACGATGCCCGGCTCGTGCTGGGCATCCATGATCCCGCGCTGAAAGGGAGCTCGGTCAGTTCGCCACTGCCCGGGCTCTGCGCTGCTTTCGCTCGACAGCCGGCGATTCGCGTCCGCCCACTGACTGACTGTTTGATCCGGCTCCGGAGCCCATCTCTCTGCCAGCATGGCCGCCAAGCGAGGCCATATCGACGGCAAGCTCAGCACGGGCTTCGCGGATAAGGCGCTTGCACTCCGGCACGATGAGGGCGGCGGTGCGCGCGTCACAGAACTGTCCAAGTGCATCAGGTATCTGTTCCAGCCGCGCACACGCGCGGTCGATGTGTCCGCCCAGTCGGTCGGCAACCTCTGAGATCAACCCCACTTCGCCGCGGGTCTGTGCATTCTCCAGTTCCGTCTTGTCGGCCAGGGCCTTGTTCTTGCGGGCCAGCTCCTGCACTGGATCCAACTCATCCGCTTCCGCTCGGTCGCGGGTTTTTTCCCACTTGACCAGCTGCGGTCCCGAGTACGTGCCGTCTTCATTTCGAGGAATGCCCAGGCCGCTTTTTTCCCAGTCCCGCAAGGTCCGCGGCGTTACATCCAGCAGCACAGCAGCTTGCTGCTGCGTCAGTCTTTGCAGGTCCATGGGAAGGAAGCCTTAGAGGCGCTGGAGCTAGCGATATTTCGCGCGCCATTGGCACCCGCGTAGCCCAAGCCAGGGAGGACCCATCGCCCCGCGAGGCCCGCTACGAGGGGTCGCGGCGTCATGCCGCTGCCCTGCCGATGCGGAATGCGATCTCCCGCTCGAACTCGATGGCCCACCGCGCCATGGCCACCCTTTCCATGCGACCTGTGACGATCCTCGTCATGAAGTACTGGGGTATGGATGGGCCGTAGACTTTCTGTATCTTGGCCTTGGGCTTGCCGGGCGGATCGGGTGTCACTCGCACGTAGACGTGGCGTCCGTACTTGTCGATGACGAACCCTGTGCGCCCCTGCCTGCGATAGATGCGACGCGGCTTGGACCTTGCTACCTGAAACGTCACGCCCTTGCGCGTCTCTCTGGCCTTGTACTCGCGTAGTGCGATGGGTTTGCCCGTGGCATCGATATCCACGATCAGCACATTGCGATACTTCGTAATCTGCAGCGCTCGCTTCACCTCGGCGCTGCTGAGCGTGAGGCGCTGCCTGATCTCTTGATCGGCTTCCTTGCGCGCGGTCGTAGCCACGCGCGTCAAGGCGCGTATGGCTGCCTTGTTCACTTCCTTGCGCATGTCGGATAGCTCTGAACGAGCGCGGTCGATGTCCAGTTTGACGTTGACCTTGATCATTCAGCACTGGCACACCCGCTCGGCAATGCGCACCGGCAGGATGCACCGCTTCGGGATCACCTGGCCGTCTGCACCGGTTGCCTTCACCAGCACTTCGTAGTCCGTGCCATCCACCGCGCCACTTAGCGTGATCTTCGCCTTCGCGATCTGATCAGTGAGCGACTGGCCGCTGAATGACAGCGCCGGATCGTCGCAACTCCATGTCGGCGTGCCGCTGATGGTGGTGATCAGGCTTGCCGTGGACAAGGCGCGGCAGGTGAGTGTGGCCGAACCATCCTGCACCGTGAGGCCCACCGCGCGAGGAAAGATCGGCTCACGCTGTCCAGCCTGCCCAGGCGATGTGACTTCATACTCGAAACCAGGAACACCGCGCACGCGAAAGCGCACACCGCTGCCGTATTCCTTGCCGGCCTCGCGCCAGCGCGTCAGCTTGGCAGTGAAGTCGACGTAGTAGAACTCGGCACTCTCGGGGTCCGCATCACCCCAGACACCTGCCGGCTCGCTCTCGCACGTCATGGAATCAGACCGAAACGGTCAGACTCACATTTAACGTGTCGCCGTTGATCACCGCACGATCACCGCCCGAGAACAGGCCCGCCGAATACAGGATGCCGGTGGTGCCGTCCTTCGTGTTGTTCGAGGTGACGAACCCGCCCTTGACGGTGCCGGTGGCGGTGATTGAAAACGAAGACGCGCTCGAGGTGGACTTGCTGCCCGAGCTCGCCGAGCCGAACGTCAGCGCGACCCGGTTCGACTGCGAGTAGTTTGGGGCGTTGGTCGGTCCTGCTTCAGTCCAGCCCGAGTGCGAGGACATCGTGTCGCCCGCGGCGATCGCGGTGTAGCTCACAGCGCTGATGAGGCCCACGTACCACGCGGCGGTATAGCTCGATCCTGCGAAGTACTTGTCCAGCAGATCGTTCTTGCCGACAGTGACGACGGTGTTCCAGAACGAGGCCGACCACTTTGGCTCCAGCACGAAGGCGTCGAGCTGGGCACGCAGGGACCGCAGCTCGTCCAAAGCAGCCCGCCGCAGGTCCTGCGCAAGGCCGAACAGGCTGCGCTCCACCGATGCGATCCGATCACGCACGGCCACATAGGCTGCGCGATCCTCTTCGCGCGGCCCGACGCAGGTGTAGTCGTAGCGAAACCGCGGGGCCTTGATTGCTTCGACCAGGCCTTCATTGCGGATCAGCTGAGCCGTGGCGCGGGCGTACCCGAACATGCGTTCCACGTAACCGGTGAGCTTCTTCATGCGCGTCTCCGAACGATTTCGACCCCTTCGACTACTTGCCCCTCGAAGGCATCCCAGAACTTGTCTGCGGCCTTGCTCAGCTGCTCGAAGAAGCGCATGGAGCGCTCGCTGTCGCCGGACGGCGGCGCGGTCTCGCCGACTTCGATGAGGGCAGCAACACCGACGGCCACTGCTTCAGGGTGTCGGAGATCTTCCGAATCCATCTCTGCCGCGAGCTGGCTGGCGTCTTCGGTGGACAAGGCCAGCCTTTCCAACTTCTGGCCGACAGCCGCGTGCGCGTCGCGCGCCTGCACGACTTGTGCGCGTGTGGTCATGGGATTCTCCTAATGGACAGTGATTTGGCGGGGCGCTGCCCCGACCTGAACTGTTCTGCGCGTGATGCCGACAACAACGACTCGGCTCGGTGAACCGTTGGGCAGCGAGCCGTCCGAAACGATCACATCGACCGCCGCTCCAGCCTCGATCAGCGACCTGGCGAACGTTGCAACCGAGGAAATACCATCCGTCGCTGTGGCGCCTTCCACAACGAGCGCAACGCCGATCAGGCCAGCGCTCACCGCATCGTTTGCCGTCGCGGCCTCAGCCAGGCTGACGCTGTAGCTGGATGCGCCGATGGCTCCATTGATCGAATCGGTCGCAGATGCCGACTCGCTCAACGCGCCGATTGCGTTCAGCAGCCCAGCAACCGCATCGCTCGCACTGGCGGTCTCGGCCATTGCGCCGACGGCTACCAGCACAGCCATCACGACATCCGATGCGGACCCGGATTCACTCAGCGAAACGTTGTAGCTACTGGCACCAATCGACCCATCGATGCTGTCCGTGGCCGAACCAGTTTCGGCCAGCGCGCCAAGCAAGGTGCCGATGGCGGATATCACATCTGAAGCGTTGCCAGCCTCAGAGAGCGCGCCTACCGCTGCTAGAAGTCCGGTGATCGAATCCGTTGCGCTGCCAGTTTCGCTCACCGTGCGTGGAAACACTGCAGCGCTGCTAACCGTGTCCGCCGCAGAGGCGGTCTCGGCCAGACTCCCCACGGCCGCCAGCAGCGCCGAGATCGTGTCCGTCGCAGTCGCCGACTCGCTCAGGCTTACGTTGTAAGTGGTAGCGGAGGAATCGAATTCCTCATCGAACCATTTTGCGATGTCGAGTGACATGTCAGTCGAACCATCGCTTGACGGTCAGCTCGTCCTTGAAGCTCGGCTCGATACCATCACCCAGCGCCTGCGACGGCTTCATGCGCGCGGTGCTGATGTCCATCACCACTTGCGTCGCCCACGCACCCCAAGTCTGGTCTGAGGCGTCCCAGACCCGCACGTCGAAAGAGGTCTCGCGATAGCCACCAAGGAAGTAGAACGTCCCGTCGGTGCCGAGCGTGAGACCTGCCGGGGCCGCGCCACCATCAGTGCCGCGGACATGGATCTGATCGCCCGACGCCAGATCGCCAGACGCGGTAATGCGATTGCTCGCCGTCGTGTCGGGCGTGCCGATGTCCTGATAGATCTGCCCCGTCGGGGGATTCAGCGTTCCGGCAATCGTTGCCGTAGAGCTGTCCGCGACTATCGTGACCTTGGCGGTGATCGACCCATACTTGAGCGATACGCCTCCGGATGTGGTGACCACATCAAAGGTGCCGCTCGTCGCGTTTCCAGCCGTCTGCGTCTGCGTGATTGACAGCGCGCCTTGCTCGAACGTGAGCACCCGCGCGGCGGTTGACGCCCCCAGCAGCGTGCCACTGATCGTCGCTCCGGTCTGGCCATCCAGGACGATTTCGTCCGTGTCCAGATCCGTGAGCGCCAACGACGCGGCACCGGCATTCAGTACCAGCTGCAGAACCTCATAGCTCTGCGAGCCGCCATTCGTGGCGTCCGTGAACGTCGGAGTGATCGACCCGCCGCTGCCAGCCCATTCGCCTACGCAGTAGGAAACAAGGCTCCCGCCGCCGGCGTGATCTCGATTTGTCCCGCCGCCTGCGGGCACGATCACATCGCCAATCAGCGCGGTGACGCACTTGCATACTGCGATCAGCACGTCGCCGCTGGCTACGGTAACGGCCGATCCGGCAATTGCGCCAGCACCAGTCCCCGGCGCGACACGGTTGTTCGCAGCGCCATCGCTGACGCTCGTGACGCCGCTGTACTCGACGCCCTCGCCTTCCATCGTGTCGCCACCGGCTGTTCCGGTCAGCGTGGCGACTTGCGCACTACCAGTCAGCGACGTGTTGGCACAGATCGCGTGCGTATCGCCCGATGCATCATTGACTGCACCTGGAGGGCTTACCTGCGATCCCGCAGCGGCGCTCGGTGTGACAGCGCGTCCCGTTCCGGCTTCGTTCTGGCCGAATACAACGAGTGTGTTGCCGGCAGCGCCAGGCGTCGTGGAAGCACTGCTGGCTGGGCTCGCCCCTTGCCACTGCGCCCAGGCCTTGACGAACGCAATGGCCATTACAGCTTGCCGCCCTTGAAGTACCGCACACAGAACTTCGCTGGATCAGCGCCAGTTCCTGATACGACATACAGACCGAAACCAGGCTGGCCGGCGGCTATCGTGGCATCCGTCACGGTCATCACAGAAGCGCCGTACGAACCGCCAGAAGGCTTGTAATACAGGTTCATCACCGAACCGATGATCTCGGCGCGAAACCGATCTCCGGTTGCCGGCGCTGCGCCCCATCCGCTGCCCGTGGCACTCAGTACGGTGAAACCTCCGAGCGTTCCGTCCTGCCTGACGATCTGGCCATTCGTGGCATTCCACGGGATCAACAGTTCGTACAGCGGACGAAAGTTCGGGCTTCCGCCATCCGACGCCCGGAGGTGCAACTGGATCTCATGCGAGCTCGGCGGTGTGTACGCCGGATCGCAGTACACTTCGATCTCGGCGTAGTGATTCGGACCGAAGTTCGCGAATGACGGCGAAACAAACGCGATGGAGTCGGTGTAAGCCGTTCCGATCAGATGATCGGCATACGCCTTGCCATTGGGGCTTGCACCAGTGACCTGCACACCACCGAAAGGCGCACCGGTCTGGTTGCCGTTGACCCAGATTCCGCCCTCACTGAGCGGGTTTTCGGTGAGCGGGAAATATGTCTCATACGAGGTGAGCTGCGGCCTACTGCGCTTCGTGCCGTCATCCCACGTTCGCATCGGCCAGCGGCGCGAAACCGCCGCCTTGGTCACTTAGTTATCCACCTCGCGGATGCGCAGCCAGCTTCCCACCTTGACGGTAAGGCCAGCGGCGACCGCGACTTCCGAGGCACACCGAACTGCAAAAGTGCCGTCCGCCGACGGCTGGATGTAGCCCGCAAACACCGAGAGGCGCACGCCCGTATCACCAGTGGTCTGCGCCACGATCGCTGTGTCGCGCGCAGTGGCCGACCCTTCCGACATCGCCGCGGCTGTGGCGCTCGGAGTGACCGTTGCGATCTCAGCGAACTGCGCCACGGTTGGGGCTGCTCCGATGTTGTAGCCGAAGCGCGATCCGGTCGTGCTGGCGTTGTTCGCATGGAACAGGTACGCCATGACGGCATACTTGCGACCGGACAGCAGCGGATACGTCAGGCCAGTGACATCGGCAAACGACGTGGTCGCATTGACCACGTCCGAACCGGATACGACCAGACACACGTCCAGCTTCGGCTGCGCCGCGTAGATGCCGCCGTTGCTGTCGTAGTGCGTCCAGCGACCGCCCTGGTCGAACGTCAATTCCTCGCCCGCGAGCAGGGTGCACTTGAACAGCGTGGCGGTATCCGTGCCGTCCGTGTGCTGGACAGTCAAATCGCAGGATGCCGTCGCGTGCGCGTTGCGGAAGTTCAGGTGCCGCACATTGCGCTGCACGCTCGAACCCGGCGACGGCACGATATCCGTGGTCGTGGCCGTGCTGATGGCCGCAATGTTGTCGCTCGACGGCGTGACCGTGCCGCTGGCGTTGTCCAGAATCGAATAGTGAGCATGAATCGTCGCGGCCTGACCCGTGATGAGCTGGACCTTGTCGCTCGCGCTGTCGAGGATCAGCATCGGTCAGGCTCGGCGGCAGGACGTCACTACCACCGCCGTCGGCTTGCGCGAGAACTTCACGTCCCGGCGCTCGACGCGGTAGAGGTCCGTGCCCTTGATCCGGAAATCGTCGTTGCAGGCAATGCCCGGCGCGATGACACCGGAAACGCCAGCCACCTTGAAGCCTCGGAACGAGGGCTGCACGTTGAACACGACGCCGCCGGCACTGAGAAGCGGCGCCTTCGGCACGGTGAACTTGATCGACTGGGTGGCACTCTGCGCCGCCGTAATCGTCTTGTTGCCCACCGCGGACAGCGCAGATTCCGCGTTCTGCGAGCTGTAGGCGGTCACCGCGAAGAAGTGCGGTCCCACCGAAAGGCCTGTGAACTGGTAGGTCAGCGTGCCGGGGCTCGCAATCTGCTGCGCCATCGATAGACCTGTGGAGGTCAGCCCGTGATAGACCCGAAAGCCCGCCAGGTTCGTCAGCGCCGTGCCGTCCGTATTCTGCGTGGGCGCGGTCCAGGTCAGCGTGGCCGAAGTATCAGCGGGCGAGTCGCAGCGGATGCCGTAGTTCGCGGTGTCCGTGAACGCCGGCAGCGTCTGCGATCCCGTGAGCGCCTTCGTGCCGGTCCAGTCGCCGGTGGCCGTGGCCACGGTGGCATCGCCACCGCACGCCCAGGTCAGCGTCGGGACGTTGCCCGCCCCCACGGTGCCGGTGAGGGATGCGGTGGGTGCGGCCAGCAGCGGCAGTGCAGCGAACAGCGCCCCGATGAGCACGATGCCCGCGATGAACTTCTTCGGATGCATTTCGATCCACTCCCGGCAATAGGTGATTAGGTTCGTCAGGTTTCGCATGGCGTGCCTCGCAAAAGATCCGCCGTCCGCAGGTCCGCGCCTCGGTCACTGGGGAGGAATGGACAAAGGCGCATTCAAGTTCGCGGTGGCGGTGGCCCAAAGGCCGAGAAAGTCGCCCGCGTGGGGCGATCCAGCGTCCGGTAGCGGTCCGCCGAGGTCCCTTGCGGTCAAGGCTTGTGAGTGCGCGGATCGTGCTGGCGGAGAAAATCCGCCGTTACCGGCGGAGCGCGGCCACTGAATGGACCGCAATTCCGCGCGGCCTTTCACGAGCGCGCGGACTGAGCAACGGTTGCGCGAGCAGGACTTGAACCTGCGACCTCCGAGTTATGAGCCCGGCGATCTACCAACTGATCTATCGCGCGCCGAAACGAAAAAGCCCCGCTCGGTGGCGGGGCTTCACAAATCGTAGAGACACTGCGTCCGGCGTTTTATAACGAAGTGTTGCCGCCGGCGCAAGAACTATTCGTCGTCCTCGCGCAAATTTCTCTGCGCGGCGGCCGCAGCGGTGTGTAGCCAGTCCGCCCACACACCGTAGATGCGCGCATACCGGTCAGCGAGCACCCTCTTCCAGGTCGGGAGCGTCACGTCGCAGCAGATCGCGCGGATGATTCCGGTCTGGTCATCCTGTCCGACGCGCGCAGGCGGCGCATAGTCGAGCACGCCGGGATGCTTGTCCTCGAACAGCACCATCTCGCACAGCCGCTCGATGTAGCGGACAGCATCACCGCGATGGTTCTCGACCATATCGGGCCAGCACTCGCGCCGCTGGATACGCCCAGCCGCGACGCGCAGCTCGACCACGAGTTCCCAGTAGTTCTGGCGCTGGTCAGCCCATGCGTAAAGCGCCGCCAGCGTGGGCACCCTGGCGACGCCCTGGAGCGCGAATCCAGCATCCACGGCACTGAAGTCCGGCTCGACCATGCTCGGCGTCTCGCGGCCGTAGGCGCGATGGGTTGTGCTCTCCTGCAGTTGCGTGATGCGCAAGCCGAAACGGGTGTGCGTCATGGTGTCCGGTCGCGGGAGCGCGGTCTGCTGCTGGGCGGCCGAGATCAGGTCGATCCCTCGCGCGGCCGCCATCGATATCAGTTGCTCAGCCTGCAATTTGATCTCCCTCAGCCGAAGGTTTCTGTGTGCCAGCCCCCGCCGTCGCGCTTCTTGCGCTTCGATACGGCGATGAACCGGAACGGGTATTGGGCAGCAGCCACTTTGATCTTCACGCGGGCATCGTCCCGCCAGAATCCTTTCACTTCGTGGAACTCGAGCCGGCCGTCGAGGCGCTGCACGTCGAAGTCCGGCGTGTAGAACGTGCGGTCGGCCAGGCGCAGCTTGATGCGCTCGAAGCCGTAGCCTGCGATCTCATGCGCGTGCAGCAACCCTTCGAGCACCAGCGCATAGGCAGCCTCGGTCGGGTTCATCTTGCCGGCGCGCGGCCGCGGCACCTTCGGCTTCTGCGCCTTGGGCATGGGGATTGGCGCGTGCGGTGACTGCATGCTGGGCATCGGATGCGGCCGATGCTGGCCAGGGTCAGCGACGACGATTCCCGGCCTGCGCATGCCAGCTTCGCGCACGTTGCCCTGCTTCAGCAGCGCGTCGAACTGTTCCTCGGTCATGCGCAGGCCTTTGCTCATGCCGCGCGGCGCTCCGATTCGAGGCGCTGCAGGCCTGCCTGCACGTCGCGGACGTATTCCACGTTCAGCGTCGCGCGCGCCTCCCCGGCCATTTCGCGCTGCACGTAGCGCTCGATCAGTTCGCGCGCCAGGCGGTTTGCATCCACACCAAGGGATCCACGGATTACGCGACTGTCGCCATCCCAGCGCGCCCGCAGCTGCGCACCGAACTCCCACAGCGCCTCACCGCGGAACAGCCTCATGGCGCCAAGCTGCTGGATGCTCGCGACGATGACCGATGCCCAGTAGCCGGCGAGCGTCCGCTGATCCAGCACCAGTCCGGCTGTGGCCTTGATCAGCTTCTCCAATTCGCCCTGCGTGACGGGGTGCGTGGGGTGCTTGGCTTTGATCTCCTGCACCACGCGCGCCAGGTGCTCAGGGCTGCATGCATCGATCACTTCGATCCAGGCCGCGCTCGGCACTGAGCCTCGATTCTTCAGCCACCGCGCACCGTACTGCTCGGTCATGTCGGCCCAGAAGTTCTGCGCTGTGACGCTCATGCTGTTCCCTTGCGAAGGCGCGCGATGTGGGCTGCCACGTCCTCACCGACATCGTTCTCGCGCATGCCATCAGAGATTCTGAGATTGCGGAACCCGTTGCCGACGTTGTGCTCGATCACGCGCAGTTGCTGGTTGTAGTCGCCGAAGCTCGCGATGGTCTTCGCTGCCGTGATGCGCGCGATACCTGACAGGGACTTCGGCGGATCAAGCATGCTCAGATGCAGCAGCCACAACTGCATCGCCTCGGGATTGCAGGTCTTGTCCTCGCGCCATGCTTCGAGGCTTGCCGCATCGTCGCCTGTTCCACGTGAAACGCTGAAATTCCCTCGCGCGCGCGCTTCTCGCTCTGAGTCTGTATCTGCCTCTGTCTCTGTATCTAGGCTGTGACTGTCACGTGACATGTCACGTGACGTAGTTGTGACTGTCACGTGACGCCCTTTCGCTCTCCTCTCACGACTGCGCCGCTGACGATCTGCAGCGTCGTGGTCGCTCTTGAACTGGCGTCGTTCCCACGCGATGGGATGCCAGTGTTCATCGACCAGCCCATGCTCCCGCAGTCGCCGGTGGGCGTCTCCGCAGGCCATCAGGTCCAGGCCGAGTGTCATCGCAATCGTGCGGTTGCGAAGATCCGCATTCGGGTATGCCTTGTCGAGCATGCCCCGCCCTTTCATGCACAGCACCATCACGTAGTGGCGCTGATCTTCGAACGCGAGCATCTGGATCGATGGATCCACGCAGAACTCGGTGTACAGGCGAAGCCAAGGCAGTGGTTCGGTGCTCATGCGTGGCGACCTGGTTGTATGGGTTGCGCGAGCTGCTGCGCGAACGTCAGCGGCTTCCTGCCTTCGCGGTCTGAGCACCAGGAGCAGGCATCGGTGAGGCGCGCCGCTGTGTGCTGCAGTGGCTTGTCATCCACCGCGATCGTGAACTTGTGCCGGTGCGCCTCGCCGGGCAGCGTGTGGGACCTGATCAGATAGCGGCCGCACGCGCTGCGCCACGTCGAATCCGATGCGGCGATGAAGAGCATCAGGCGGCGTCCCGCAGCACTGGGGCGGCGTTGGCGGCGGGCTTGATGCGCCAGTGGATCGCGGGTTTCCCGGTCACCCCGCAGGGCTTATGCAGCCGCGGCGCGATGCGCTCGACCATGCCGGCCGTCTCGAGTTCTGACATGCGGCGGCCGACCGCATAGCGATCAAGGTGTCCGTAGGTTGCGATCTCGCGCGATGTGGCTTCTCCGAAGCGCCGGAGGAAGGCGACGACGCGACGCGCTGTGAACTTTGCCGCGCCCGAGGCCTCGATCGCAGCCGCAGCGTCGTGGCTGCTGCGCGCATCACTGCGCCGCGCGCGCGGGAAGCGCGGCGGCTTTGCGGCGAAGAAGTCTGTCTGATGTGCCACGGCCTCCCCTCCGGTTCTCTCAGCTCACGGCCAGCCCCCGGCGCCGGAGCACCGGTCGCCGGGAGTGGCTTCGCTGTGTGGGCCATAGGTCGACTCCATGCCGTGCAACTGCGGCTGACGTTGGCTCCCGGCCGTGTACTTTTGACCGAGACACATGGCCCTCTCGTCCGCAGCATCGAGGGCAACACACCGTGCACGCTGGCTAACGGCCCCTTCTGTGGGTATGTGGTTGAACAAAGGGCCGGTTTCCCAGCCACCGACAGAACTGCTGTCGGCTTGATCTGTGGTCCGAACGGACGATGCGATTGCGGCGTTGTCCGACAGAGAACCGGCCTGCCGCCGCGCTACGATCCGTTTGCGGAGCCTTTTGCATAAGCTGGCGAGCGGGGCAAAAAAAATGATCAGCGCCAGCGTGGCGGCCGAGGTAATCGCCCCCCACTTCGACAGCGTCAGGAGAATGGCGAGTTCCTTCACCGCCGCCCCTGCAGTTGGGTGAGGCGCTCCACTGCCCGTTCCATGCGCTCGGCATTGCGCGCCTGCTGTTCTGTTGCAGCAATGAACTCGCGCTGCAGCTTGGCGATTTCATCCTCTGGCGTAAGGAATTCCACCCGGCAATTCAGCCGATGCTCCATGTAGCGGATGACTTCGGAGTAACCGACCTTCGCCCTCGCCGCCTCGATGAGCTGGATCAGCTCATCTAGCGACGGTTCTTCCTGGCGCGATGAATTGCCCCATGCGCTCATCAGGTCCGCGCCGCGCGCCGGCGACTTGTTCTGCATCAGCAGCGCGGCCGCAGCCTTCGGACCGCCTAACGCCTTCACGTCATCGGAAATGGCTTCTTTTTCCGTTTCGTTGAAGCGCATCTGGTGAGGGGTCATTGCGGCACCGTGAAAAACGGAGCCCTACGGAGCCGTCGTCTATAGGCAACAACCGCCGCCCGCTTCATGCTGTTGCTCATGCAACTATGCCGCCTCTTGCTGCTTGAAATACTGGGCGAGTTTCTCGATGTGACTCACCCCGGGGTCTTCGATCTCCCGGCGAGCGATCTTGCTCAGGGTGCGGATCGAAACCCCGCTACCTATAGCGACCTGGGGCCACTTGCCCTTGCAGTCTTCCAACTTCCCCATCACGTACTGGTAAATGGACTCGGCCATGGCGGCGGACTGTAGACCCATATCTGGGATTGCGCAACCCAGTTATGGGATTATTACTGGCTCAGCATGTTGGTCTATGCCGAGACCACCGAGTGCGGCCGCGCCGCCCTACGTCAAGGAAGTCGCTTCGATCCTGGCTACAAACGTGACGGTGGCGATGATGCGTCGCTATCGCACGCTGCCGCATCCGACGGCGATGCTCAAAAAGTTGGCGGCCGACTCAGGAGTTGGGAAAGGTACTGTCGAGAGGATACTGAAGGGCAGCACCACCAGCTTCCCCGGCCTCGACAAGATCGCGCGCCTGGCAAATACCCTGAAGGTCCCTGTCCAGGCGCTGATGGTGCAAGGTGGCGTGCAAGCCCTGTTCGTTGAACATGAGCAGCACGAGGACCACCATAGGAGCGAGCTTCAGCGACGATGAAGTGCTGGCGCTTCTTGCGGCGCCCGATGACTGTACATATTCCCCGGGTTTTGCAGAGTCAATGGAGTTCTGGTGAAACCACTCGCGCAGTTTGTGACCATTGCCGCCGCAGTGATCATCGCAATACCAGCCGGCCTTTTGCTCTATGGAAAGATTCAGGAGCGCAGGGTGCGGACGCAGGCGCAGGAAGCCCAAAGTCTCGCGAAGCGCTCGATGCAGCGCTTAGTCGAGGCGGGTATCGCAACGGAGATCACCTGCGCCGAGACGTCGTTTGTGCATCTCGCTGAGGGCCAGAGCGATATCACGGACATCGATTTGAGCATTGTGCTGACCGGATGCGCGGAGCAGGCGCATGTCAGTCAGATCATGGTCCTAGATCACAAGAACAACAAAGTCCGCAGCCTCCCTTAATTGGAAACGCAAACCCAGTCCCATTTATGGGTTGACAGTCCCATATTTGGGTTTATGATGCCTTCCAACGAGCCACATCGGCCGGTGGGAGGATGTGATGGAGAAGGCACAGACGGCGCCTACAGCGCCCCGCCCGATCGCTGAAAACCAGCGCCAGATCGAACTGGCCGCAGCAGCAGAACGCCTCCGTGTAACAGCCCTGCAGGCACGCTGGGCGCAGCTCGAATTCCAGAGCGCCCGCGTCGCCTTCGACGAACTGCAGCGCGCGGAGGCCGCGTGAGCGGCCGGGTCGTGATTGCCGTGGCGCTGCTGCTTCTGTGCGCGTGCGCCACACCGACGCTGCGCATCGAGGCCGAGCACGTGTCGCATCCGTTGGCTGGCTGGCCTTGCGAGCCGCAGCACCTGAGCGAGGACGACGTCACCCAGGCCAATGTCCTGCTCCACTGGCAGCGACGCGGGTGGTATGCGGATGCGGGCCTCGGCTGGAACCTGCAGGGCAATGGCGGTGGTGGCTTCTACGGTCCCGCACTTACCGGCACGGTTCGCGTCGGCCGCGAGTTCAACCCCTTCAACGCGGTGCGCAGGTGAGCCGCTTCCAGGTGCTCAAGCGCGGGCAGGTCGTGGCCACGGCTGCGGACGTGGATGCGGTGTATGCCGCGATCCGCCTGCTGTGCATCACCGGCCAGCGGCCATCTGAGTTGCGCTATCGCGCGATCGGCAGTCAGACGCTGATCGTCCCATCGGTGCAGCCGTGACCCGCGCGGTGGCCTATCCGGCGGCCCATCGCGAACTTGAGATCGCGCATCGGATCTGGAAGCTGCAGCTGGTATGGCGCCAGCGCCAGGCGTCCTCCTTCAAGGCGGTGGATCCGCGCACGCCGCGCGCCGCCGCGCATGCCGAAGCCCGCTTCGACAATGAAATCTTCTATGCCCGCATCTTCCTCGCCGGTCAGGCGGCGCGGCGCGCCGAGGCCCGGCGCCAAGGGAAGCGGCAGCGCCTTCGCGTCTTCACGGGAGGCCGGGCGTGAATGTCGTACAGGGCAGGCCGCGCTGTCTTTGGCGAGCTGTTCAGGCTGCTGAACGACGGCTGGGAATTGCGCCTGCATGCTGCGCGACCAGGACTGACCGCGCTCGGGCAGACGTGGGCCCTGCACAAGGCGGGCGTGGTGCGATCCGTCAGCCAGCGCGCGTGCTGGGGCGCGATGAAAGGCCATCGCATCGTCGGCGCCGGCCAGGGAAATCACGAGTACTCGGTCTGGCGGTCCGCTACTGCGAAATCATCGCCCTTGCCGTCGGCTTCCTCATCCTCTCCGCCGCCTGCATCGCCGAGTGGCGCGGATTCGATCACGAGCGCGCCGGCGTCGCGGCCGAGCTCGGGAGGATGCCCTGAATGCACGTCTGCGGCTGCTGCCGAAAGGCCTGCTCATGTGGCGGCGACACCAGCAACGTCGTCGCTCTCACCGAACCGCCCGGATGCCTGTGCTGCATCGGCTGCTGCGATCACGGAATCGAGATCGGCAGCTTCTGCTGGCAGTGCGAGCTCCAGGGCTACGAAGTCGAACCGGACGCGGAAGAGCGTCAAGAAGAAATCCCGGCGCCGGCCGCAGCGGCACCGCAACTGAACGGCGGCTGGTAGCCGCATCCATCACTGAGGGAGTCCCATGCTGACCTACACGAAACTCGCCGCCGACGGCACCGAACTTCCCGCCGATGCCACGGGCCACCTGGCCGTGCGCGTCGAACACACGCTGCTCGCCAAGCCCATCATCGTCACCGCGCAGCGCTCACCGGAGCGCATGACGTGGGAACAGGCGAAGAAGTGGGCCGAGTCGCTCGACACGAACGGCTGGCAGTGGCGCCTGCCCACGGTCGAAGAAGCCTTCCTCATCTGCGATCGCTCGCGCGCCACGCTGCCTGCGCTGCCGCCCGAGTACTTCCCGGATTGCGAAGGCGAAGCCATCTGGACCGGCACGGTTGATGCGGAATCGCCCTCGGGCTACGCGTGGAGCGTCTTCCTCCGCCTCGGCAACTCCTTCTGGGACGGCCAGAGCTACCACGGCCACGTCCGCGCGGTGCGCGCCGGTCAGTTCTAGGCCTCACGGAAAGGACCACCACCATGAAAGCACGCAAGAAGATTCAGGCCCGGCGCGCCACGCCGCGGCGGCGCACGTCCTCCGCTTCAAAGACCAACGTCAAGGTCCACATCAAGTGGCCGAAGGGCACCATGGCGCGGCTCATGCGCGTGGGCACTCTGGCCGCCAGGGCAGCCAACAACATCAACCTGCTCACCAGTGCTCAGGAAGGTCTGCATCGCTCGCTCGAACGCGCGACCGTTGCCGCAGAGCCCGTGGCCTTCACGGGTCCGCGCTTCACGAACATCGGCGCCGACGGCAAGTCCACCACGGGCGAGCACGTTGCCGTGTACGACCAGAAGACCGGCCTCACCTGGATGGCATACCCGCTGCAGGATGGCAAGGATCTGAACCACGCCGATGCGATGAAGGCCTGCGGCGAGGTCGACCTCTTCGGTCATGCGGACTGGCGCGCGCCCACGATCGAAGAGCTGCTCTCGATCATCGACTACTCGCGCAACGACCCGGCTGTCGATCCCGCGCACTTCAAAGGCCCGTATGGCTGGACCTGGACCAGCACGCCTTACAAGGGATCCTCGGGCGGCGCGTGGCTCGTCTACCTCCGCTACGGCGTCTCCGACTGGAGCGGCCAGAGCAGCCTCTACCACGTCCGCGCGGTGCGCGCCGGTCAGCCCCT